TCTCTCTCCATTTTCTAAACAAATAGCAATATTATCAGATTCATAATCTAAACTTGCCATTTTTACTTTTTGGCCAGTTCCTTCATCAATATTGATAAATTCAAGAGTTGTAAAATAAGCTAATTGATTATTAATAGCTTTTACAAAATTTCTAATATCTCTAATAGCTTTTTCAGTATTTACTGGAATAATCACTTCTGTAGAATTCAATTCAGTAGTCTCTGTTGTTTTTAACAAATCCATATGAAATGCATCATTTCCTCTATATAACATGTAACTAAACTTTTTACCGTTATGATTACTAATAATATAAAATGTATCAGTATAAGAAAATGGAGATTTAGCCCCAATTCCAAAACCACCGATTTGATTATTATCATCTCTTTTGGTAGAATTACCAAAAAGTGTATAAATTTCTTCTACTCGGCGTTTACTTAAACCAACACCAAAATCTCTAAATAAAAAGGCATTACCTACACCTAAAAGGATATTCTCTTCTTGAAATTCTATTTGTGGCTTTCTAGAAGTAGGATGAAACCATTTAGGATCATCTTCACTAGTCATTGGAATGATATGTTTTAGTTTGAGATCTTTTTCACGATGTGCATCATAACAATTAGAAGTTACTTCACGAATAATAGAACCAATAGGATCAGAATATAAATTAATTAATGAGTCAATGATTATTCCCATTGAATCCTCACCAATTTTGAATTTATTGGTCTTTAGATCACCAATAACTTCGTCTACGATATGTTCTCTTTCTATTTTCATTTGTTAATTAATTTTAAAATTTTATTTTTACTTTGTTCAGCAGAATGATCTAATCTAAAATCAGATATATCTTTGTACCCATTATTTCTAGTACTAAAATCTTGTAAGAAAATTGGAAAAAATCCATGTTTCTTTTTAAGATTATTAGCACCTTTAACACCAGTTAAATCAAAATCATTAAGTATAAATACTTTCAAAAATCTCTCATATAACTCTCGGGCTACAGTATCTTTAATATTAGTAATTTCATTTTGCAACGCAGCACTAATAAATCCAAGGGTTCTTAAAACCATTACATCTTTTAATGACTTCGTTATTATAATAAATTCACCTATATCAGGTAATTGATCCCAGCCTTGAAATACTGTTCGATTAGTATTACTCATCCATTTATGTCCTGTTAAAGATAATGGACGATAAATTTTCCAAGTATAAGAATTATCTTTATAAAATAAATAACCATAAATAGGATCATTATTTTTATAATATCCTACAACATTTTCTCCTACAAATACACATTTACAAGAAAATATATTATAGAACCTTAACATTGTATGATCTATACCATATTTTCCCCAATAATAGTCATCTATATAGGTAAAAGGTTGGGTTTTTACATTAATACTTTTCTTAGCATCGAACGCTAATTCTTTAATAGCTGTTACAAAACCATCAAAAGGTTTATGTACAACATTTCGTTTACTATACATTAAATCTAATTTAAAATCTTCATTTATTCTAATTAAACTTGAATAGAAATCAATTCCAAATAGTTTTTGAATGAATGTAAATACATCACCAGTATCCCCTGTTCCAAAATCTTTAAATCTTAGAATTCCTTTACGATCAGTAAAGATAGAGAAACTCGGTTTATCATCTTGTCGGAGCGGACTATTCATTACAACTCCAGATTTAAAATCACATCCTAAATAATAACTGAATATTTGATATTCACTTAATTTTTGTTGAATATGTTCTTTAGTTAACGAAAGGGTTATTTCATAAAGTCCCATAAATAGAAGAGAAGGGTTTAAAGTATCTGAGACTGTAACGCATCAACTACTTTATTCCCTTCTTTTCTAAAAAATCTAGATTTACCTAAAAAGGTAAATCATCAGATTTTGCAGGCTCCGTTTTTACACCGTTATTAGGCGCAGTTGAAGTTAAAGCTGAAGGATTATCTGCTTCATCTTTTTCCATTTTATCAAAATCACTTATATTTAATTTTGATTTATCTTTTGGCACTTCCATATTTTCCACAAATGGAACATATTTCGGGAATGAAACATAATTATTATAACTGTAAATAATTTTAGTTCTTAATTTCTTTCCTATATAAGAATTTCCAAGAAGTGCTATTACTTGTTTACAGAATTCATCAAAATTATTAGCTGTAATAGTAACTTTATCTTCATCTAAAAATTTTGTCATAATATGTTTTACTCTTTTCATTTGAGATTGCATTTTCTTTTCCCAACCTTCCACAGCTGTATCAATAGCAAATTCTACATTATTTACAACTGCGCCATCTTCTCCTGTAAAAGCAAATTTAAGATATTGATTTCCATTTGAAGCTGTTTCTACACTTACATTTGTCATTTCTACATTTTCATTAATTCCTAATGGAAATATTTTGGTTGACGAACCTTCTGATTGAACTGTTTGATTAATTTGATACATAATTTAATAATTTAATTTGTTAAAAATTTTATTCATTATAATATTTACTCATAGTTTCTTTTACCATTTGTAAATCATTTGGAATTATAAACTCATCAAACATTTCTGCTGGAGATTTCGCAGTTGAAATTCCATCTGTTTGTGTTTGAAAGAAATATTCATTTTTTCCTTTTCCATCTGATACAATATGTGTAAATAAAACTACACTTGACATTGACTCAAGAACAATTTTATCTAATTGTTTTCCAGCTGTCATTACTTTACGATATTGAGCACCCATATCATTATATCCTTCATCAGAATGTGATAATACAAATACATCAATGTCATCAGGTAATACTTGATTTATAATTGTAAAGACATCATAAATTCCTCCTGATAAATTACTCCACTTTTCAAAACCCTTGATATGTCGTTCACCCATAACTTTATCAGTCATCACTCTGTTAATGGTATCAATTACAATAGTTTTAATATGTTTTGCTTTCTCTGGTATAACTTTTAATGTATTTACAATATCTGTTAAATTAGAAGCTTTCGTATAGTTTTTATTTTCTTTACTATAGCTTTTCTTCCAACCTTTAAAAGGTAAAGCTTTTTGATCACAGTTAAGCCAAAGAGTTGTTTTTGGATCGAGATTTCTCCCGCTTGTGGATTTGCCTGATCCAGACTTTCCACAAATGATAGTTAAATTTGCCATAATTAAAAAGGTAATTTTTGTTGATTAGTATTTTCTTCTTCTTCTTCTTTTATCATATAAAATCCTAATTTTAAATAATTTAATGCGTCAGCAAATCTTCCTTCTAAACTTTCCGCTTGAGGAATAGTAGGATCTTTTGCATAAGATAAAAGTGCAGCTGTATGTTTATAAAAATAAGCTCCCCATACTTGCATAGGAGTTACTCCAGTCATTTCTGCAGCTTTTTTAAAATTTTCTAATACATCAACACTATTTTGTGTGTATCCTGGTCTTTTAGCAGTTTCAATTTTCTCTGCTAGTTCTAAAAGTTCTAACTTAGCTTTATCATATCCTGTAGGTGGAATGACATATGTATAAGCTGTTAAAACAGTTACATCTGTTTCATAAGTTATAGGCATATTCTAATATATTTAATTGATAATTTGTGTTCAAATATAAGAAAATTATAGTTTATATACTATTTTTTTCTTATCTTTTTTCTTTTTTTTATACGTTGTAACTGTATGTTTTCCAATAACTTGTGTCGTTATATCATACATTTCTTTTTCAGCTTGTGAGCCGTATATTCTCAAAGCTTTTTCATAAGAGTCTTCTACGAAATCCATATTTTTTAATTAAATTATTATACATTCTTTTTAAAGTACTCTTTTTCATACGTGTACTTATATCATTAAACATAGCTTCATTATGAACTGGTAATTTACCATTCATATTTATAATTGTCTGATATAGATTATTACATATTTCTTTTGCTTTCTTTTTTGACATAATTTTAAATACTTTAGAAATAAGAGATCGTGAAAATATAAAATACCAAAACCAAGGACTTATGAAAACCTTTAACCAATATTTTATATTTCCACTAGTTATAAATAATTACTGTCGCTATACAGACCACATAATTATAAAAAAGAAATCATTGAAAAAACTTTTTTATAATTATGAGAAATCGCTATAATCCCGGCGTCTTCATTTATTATAATTCTTCTCTTATTTTTACTGGAGGTTACCAGTATTATTATTAACTATATTTACTTAAATCCATTAAATCAGTATAAGACCACAATGTAGTTAATGCTGTTTTAATTCCTATCTTATTATCAGCCCATTTATATACACTTCCATTATAAACTAAACAATATTCAGGTAAATCTATTTGATTTAATACAAAAGATTTACCTAATTGAGTTATTCTCCAATAACCATTCTGATCCAAATCAGACTCAATTAACTTCCATTTTTCTGCATAAGCATAATCCATGGTTGTTGCACGTAATCTTAATTTAGCAAATTCATCTTGTACATGTATATATTTTCCATCTTTTGTTAAAGTATAAATTAGTATTAAAGCTCTAGCCATACCAGAGTTTAATTTTCTTTTATATGCTTTAACATATTTTCCACAACAAGGACATTCTGTTCCATCTTTAAAACTTGTTCTAAGATATCGTTTTGCTTCTGCTAATGTTTTCATTCTCCCATATCTCTACGCTCATCAGCTTCATCTTCTAATTTAGCTTCTTTAGCTGCTTCATTGAATTCATAATCTTCTATTGGTTCTGTAAAAAATTCTTCACAAGATTTAGATGTGCATAGATATCCCATCTCCTCTTTAACTCCTGCATGATTAGCTATAGTTCTCATAATTTCATTGTATTCTTCGTGTCCACAATGAGGACATACCATTTTTGCCATAATTTTAAATTTTAAAAGTAATATTATTATTTAGTTTAAATTCTTCGTATAAAACATTTGCTTCAAATGTTCTTTTTTCTTTACTCCAACGAGTATTACCTTTTACTTGTGATTTGTAAAATTCAACAGCTATTTTTTTAGTATAGTGTTCAATTTCTTTTAATAGGATAAGGCTCTCT